ATAGACTACCTTGCGGAGTTCTGCAATCCCATCACCATCAAAGTCGGTGCGAATATAGCACTCGAACAATTCTACTTCTTGCATCGTAAAGTCTAAGCTCTGTGTCTCGTCTGGCATCTCGCCTGCGCTGTACCTTGCTACTCTTTCAGGAGTATATGTAAGGTCGTTGTACGCTGGCATCTTGTCCACTTGTTTCTGTGGATAGCCCATAGCGATTAAGTCTGAACGAGTCTTGACTGTGCGGTGTGCTACAAAACGAGCATTCTTTAGGTTCTTATCGCGCTTGGCAATTAAGAACTCCTCTGGTGGCACATTCTCAATACAGACCTTACCGACTTCTTTTTTCTTCTTAATGACTACATTGTAAGAAAGGATAGGCATACCCATTGGGTCTATGCCGACTTCCTCGGTCTCTTGGCTGACTAACTCCATCTCATTATCTGCAAACATGAGAGTAAGTTCTTCTGCGTTTAATCCTTTGTATTCTTCTTTAGTAGGATCTTCGCTATCTTCCCACCAATACTTAACGATTCCATTCTTTTGTAGAAGTGCATCTTTCATCCAATCGTGTAGGATGATGACACCATCGTTATCGTTAAAGAACACATAGTTCGTAAGTTCGGTAGCTTGCTTGGCAAACTCCTCGTCTCCTGGCATCCTTGGCTCGAACCGACCTAACTCGTCTGATCCAGCAAAGATACGCATTAACTGAGGTAAAGCACCATCCACGACCTCGGCTACTTCGCCTGTTACGATCTTAGAACGACCATCTACCTCGTTACCATACTCGTAACGATTGTAGTAGTTGATCGCCTTTGTGCGTTGCTCTACTGTTTCGGTCTCTACATAGCCGATAGCATCATCTATCTCTGCTTCGAGAATGACCTTTAGTTTCTGTTCATCCATTTATACGATCCATGAAGTTTTTACTGTTATCGGTTGCGACCAAGTAGTGTTTTGTTCCATTCCTAATGCCAGATACCTGAACGAGTCTGATCCATGACTTGCCCAGTCGTGCATTGGCTTGTCAAAAAAGACATTACGCTTTTCATCGTAATCGCGCCTATAGTTCCTAAGACAGTCTAGCCCTTGCTTTACCTGTGGCATATTGAACCAACATCTCGGTAGTAGTCTACGGACTGCCTGAATACCATCATCTACAGAAAGTCTTGGCAGAACCCGAACATCTAGTCCAGCTTCTCTCAACACTTCCAATCTGCTCTTGCCTGTGCCTAGTTCTCTTACTTCCACATCATGCGGTAGAAGTTGCTCTGCTTTCTCCCACTTGTTATCTTTTAGCCAGTTAACATACCAATCGAGTCCTTGACCATGATTCTCTACATAATCTAAGAGTCTTACTTCTTGTCCTGTTGCTTGTGCCACCCATATTGCTGTGCTATCACCCATACCCAAATCCCAAGCCACATAAGTTCTACAGAGATCATCTCTTGTAATCTCGCATAACCTTCCTTTGGATTCGAGGTCGTTAAGTAGTTTTCCATAATAGCTTCCTTCGACTGCTGCGTTAAAACTACACTCGAACTCTTGATTGTACTTATCGTCTCCCATCTCTTTCTGAGCAGACCATAGTTCATCTAAATCTATTAGCTTTGTTTCGCTTGCCTTAAACTGTAATGCTGCCCATCCTTCTTCTTTGCCTGCCCTATCGAACAGTTCCTTGAAGTGGTTGTTGCCCTTGGGTGTGCCGATAAACAGGCACGATCCTTTTCTGTCGGCTAACGCTGGTCTAATGATCTCGTTCCATATCTTAGGATTCTGATCGCCAATTTCGTCTAGCACTACAGAATCGAAATACTGCCCGCGCAAAGAGTCTGGGTTATCTGATCCGTAAAGCTGGATTCTCCTGCCGTAAAAATCTACTCTTAACTCTGCGATATTAGCCGTAGCATCTAGCGGTCTTACAAACTCTGTAAGGTAATCCCATGCCACTCTCTTTGCCTGACTATATGTCGGTGCTATATACGCAAACCTAGGGTTAGGCTTGTCGTTCTCCATTGCTGCTTTGATTAGCGCGTTCAGAGCTTGGACTGTCTTACCCATTCGCCTGTGTGCCACTACCACTACGAAACGATGTTTATCCATCGCCTCATGGATCTGTAACTGTGGTTCTCTTGGCTTGTAAGGGATGACTACTCTTTTTACTTCGTCATCTGCGTACTCTACTTCTCCCAAGCGACCACCATCTTAAAGATTCCACCTTCTGCATTGCTTAGTTCGGTAGTGTTAACAGGCTTACCATCTATCCTGTCCATAACTTCCTTGATTGCCCAAGGCTCTCCAGCTTCTGCTGACTTGACTAGCTTCTCGGTAATGTTCCTAAGTTTCTTTCGATCCTCTTGTACTAGGGCTACTCTTAGTGCATCGTAAAAGAGCTTTCCCTTCTTACCATTCTGATTGCCTGTAGGTGCGCCACCTTTATTAGTTGGCTCAACTTGTAGATTGTTGTTTTGTGTAGAGTTTTCCATTCCATTCCCTATGGGTTGATGGTTGATGATGTTGTTATTCTACAACAGATTTAACTAGTACCACCTTCATGCTATCTACCATCCTAGGTAGGATTGTTAGCATTTGGTCTGATATATTCATTTCTTCTGCTAGTTTGCTTTTGACAAACTGTAGTTCTTTTACAACAAACTTATCTTTCCACCCTAGATACCAATGCCAATCTGTGTAGTAGAGCCAACTGTTTTCGTTAAATGCTCTGACATGGGTTGGGTCTTGCCATGCTCCTAGGCTTAGATCGTATGGCACATGGATGTGGAACTCTCCACCTTCTACAAGTAGATCCTTGCAGTTTGTCATTGCCTTTACTAAGTCTGGGATATGCTCTAATACATCGTTAGCGATGATCTTGTCGAACATTCCCCTTCTTACTTCTAGGTTACCAAATCGGGTATAGATTGTTACTCCCCAATGGATGTTAGAAATGTCTAGCACCCAATCAGGTTTCTTACTTTCCTGTATGTCTGCGTTTAGACAGTCCTCTCGGAAGTCTTTTCCGCTACCTAGATTAAGAGTTTTTTCTGTAAACAACAATAAAGTCTTTCCAATAGCCTTCCATCACAGTAGTATAGTCTACAGTAATATCGTACCCATTTCGCTTTGCCCAAGTCTTTAATGCCCCTGCTGCATCTGGATAAAATCTCCAGCAGTCTACAGGAAAGGCATGATAGTCACCTACCGATGGTGCGTTAATGTAGAACAATCCTCTTGGTTTAAGTATTCTTAGTGCTTCTACAAATGTTAGCCAAAACATTTCTGAATGCTCAAAACAAGAACTTGTAACAATAATATCTGCATAGTTATCTGGCAGAGGGAATGTATAAGCATCCTCTAGCACAATATCTACACCTTTTGCTTCTTGAAAATCTAACCCTACATAATTGCTTGGTGGTGCTACATCTCTTATGCTTCCGTTAACATTTTGAGAACCTATTTCTACAATTGTAGGGTTTACAAATTCACTTGCATAAGTTTGGAAGAACGCTGTAACTGATTGCATTGCAGTTGGATGCATTTACCATTTTTCCCTTGCAGCCCAAAAAGCCGCACTCATCTTACCCTTCGCTATGTTCTTAGCGTGTCTTGCCTTAAATGATTTGCGTCTTGCTTTATCTGCTGCCGACTCACCTTCTCTTGCAGGGCTACCACTTACACCTTGCTGACCAAAACGGATGGTTTTTACCTTATCACCCTCTTTTGCTACGACTACATGGCTTTTAGTAGGGTGGCTAGGTGTCTTTTTGGGTTTGTTATACCCTGCTACACCAATCCGTTCTAGGACTCCTGCAGCTTCTCTAATCTTCACTTTTTGTATCGAGCAGACTTACCAGCTTCTGACATAGCAATAGCCATAGCTTGTTTAGGGTTTTTGACTACCTTCTTAGACTTGCCAGAATGTAGAGTTCCTTCTTTGTACTCACCCATTACTTTGCCAATTTTCTTCTGTGCCTTGGTCATCATTTTTTAGCTTTCATTGGCTTTGCTGTCTTAGCTGCCTGTTTAAATGCTTTAGCTGTTGGTGCGCCTGGTGTGCCTGGCTTACGCATCTTCTCGCCTGATCCTTCGGCTATGCGTTTTCTCTTTGCTGCGATATTCCCGTAAAGACTATTCTTCATCTTCCATCTCCATTTCTTCTTCCGATCCTTTGGCTTCCCATGCTTGGCAGCCATTCTCATCAGCACATACAAAGTCGAATATAGCACAATGACCCATGCCTTTAGCTACTCCGCACTTGGTCATTTCTTCGCCTTGCATATAGTATTCGCAGGCTTTGCACTTGCCCTCGCCATCTTTGCGCGCCCCATAATTGGCGGTCAAAATGGCTTTCTTCTTGTTGCCTTTATTTATATCGGCATCAACTGTAGATAGTGGGCAAGACTCGGTATCCGACTCTAATAGACCGCCTTCTGACTTTTCAGCCATCTTAGGCTCTTTGCCTAGCAGACCGATCATTATCGACATCCCTTTTTCTTTCATATCTCACCTAAAAAAATAGCCCTGTACAAGGGCTATGGAAGAAGAATCACTATTTTTTGGGTGCAATTACCCAAGAAAATTATACAAGTATTTTCTAATTTTGTAAAGAAAACCATTGTTTATGCAGTTCTGGCATATTTTCTTTTATCCATTGCTCTGCCTCTCGATGGTTCTTGCCATGATCCATGCCGATAGTTTGGCTGCCGACATGGTGTACATAAGACCGACTGACATAGTTTTTGTACCCATTTGCCCTAATTTCTAGGCATTGGATGTCATCCGAGAACCAATTTATAGGCTTGTAATCTACCCATTTGTCCTTATGTATATACCCGAATAGGGGAGAAATAATATCTGTAGGAATTATTTTCCTTTCTTCTACATATCGGATGCCTTCCCTTTGCTTAAACTCTCGGATG